ATGTCCTCCTCCCACGCCGGAACCCAGCACGGCACCGCCCGCCCCGCCCGCGCATCTATGAACTCGCGCAGCACCTTCGCCTCCGCCCGCGTATAGGTGAGCCACGCGAACTCCTTCACGCTCGCCGACGATAGGTCCGGCGCATCCGCCGCCCGTCTCCCCGTCACGTTATCGAGAACAAACACCTTCCGCTCGAAGTCCTCCCCGAGCCCCGTTCCTCGATCCGGATCGAGTTCGAGCACGTCGAAGCCCCTATACGTCGCCACGCAGCCCCCGCACGGGAAGGGGCGCGCGGCCCATCAGCGACGGCGGCGTGCCGGGATCACCCGCCGTGGTCCTCGCCTCCGAAACCGCGCGCCTCTTTCCTCTCGCGTCCATCACGTCTCCGCCGTGTATCGCACTCGCCCGCTCAGGACGCGCGATGTGATCCTGCTCAACGCCACCTTGTCCGGCAACCTCACCCGCCGCGCCGGATACACCAGCGCCGAACCGCTCGCCCATGCGATCGTCGCGAGATCCACCGTCGCGACTCCCGCACCGCTCACTGAATCCACCTCGAACAACTCCCATGTGAACGGGTCGCGCCACACCACCGCATCGCCGCCCACCCGATACGGGACGTCTTGCGCATCCCCGATCGGCAACAGTTGGTCGCCGATCCCGACGGCCCCCATGAGCCTCGATCCGTACTGCCACCACGGCAGCACGATCACCTCATGCTGCCCCGCGAAGATCGTGGACGTCGCCAACTGCGCCTCGCGCGCCTCCTGCGCCTCGATCGCGAACTCCAACGACTCCAGCGCCAGCGACCGCAACCGCACACGCTGCTCGGACGCGTCATAGCCCGGCAAGATGTCCGTCCGAAAACCGTACGTCTCCACGATCGACTCCCCGCCGTTCGCCGGGACGGTCCACACCATCGGATCGGGCACCTCAGCCCCCCAGCGCCCGCGCCGCTGCCTTCGGCATCTTGGACAGCACCCGGACCACCGCCCGCTCCCCTTCGGGCGTGCTCAGTTCCTGAACCACGAGCCCCGGCGCGAGTGCGACGGTCAGGGACGTCGCCCCTACAGATCCCGCCCCAGCCGCCACCAGCCCGCCCTCCGCGTACCTTCTCGCCCCCCCGTAGGCCCTCAGCCCCGGAACGTCCGTCCCGCCCCTCAGGGCCTCTAGGTGGCCCAGCACCCCCGGACGGGCCACCACCGCCGCCGGCACCACGAACTCCCCCGCCGACAACCGCGCCGGGATCGAGTCCGACGTCCCCGTGCCCGGTCCGCTGACCATCCCGCCGCCCGCCAGCCCCCGGACCTGCCCGCCGCCGCTGAAGCCCGGAATCGCCGCGACGATCCGCTTGGCGACCTCGAACGCGAGAAGCTGCTGCACCGCCTGCACCACCGCCAGCGCGATGTTGCGGAGCACGTCGAGGAACTTCGTCCCCTCCGCGATCGCATCCGTCAACGCGTTGACCAACGCGCCTTCGAGGGCGTTCTTCGCCGTCGTCTCAACCTGCTTCATCGTATCGTCCACCGCCTGAAGTTCCCGCCCGACGCCCGCGACCACTGCCGCGAACTCCTGCGCCCTGATCGCCGCCTCTTCGTCGAACGGATTCGCCACCGCGATCAGAACGTAACTCGCGAGGATTTCACGCAAGAGCGGCAGGGCCTGCCTCTGCGCCTCGGTCACGGCCACCTCGCCTTCGGCCCTCGAGGTCAGCCCCAACGCCACCTCCTCCTCGATCCGCGCGCGCTCGCTCGCCAACGCGTTGACCGCTGCATCCCCGACTTCGGTCGCTCGCTGGAAGATCAGCCGCTCCCGTGCCGCCTGAAGCCGTTCCTGTTCCAGCCGCAACCGCTCGCGCTCGCGCCGCAGCTTGTCCTCGTCCACCACCTTCTCCCGCTCGCCCGCCTCCGTGTCCTGCACCCCCGCGCGCAACTCCGCCAGCTTCGGGGCCGCGTTGAATGCCTCGTTGCGCGATCGCTGCCTCTCCTCGAACCCCGTCTCTTCCTTTTTCAGAATGGCGAAGATCGCGCGCACGTCATCCGCCGCCCCCGCGAAGTCCCGGCGAATCCCCTTGTCGATCGCCGAGAACACCCCGCCCGCAATCACGCCGATTTGCCGGATGGTCGTCGCCACCGCATCGAACGTGGAGACGAGGAAGAAGCCCACGCCCTTGACGATCCCGCCCACCACCTCACCCCAAAACTGCCACGCGTCTGCGTTCTTGCCGAGCACCGTCTGAATCGACTGCATCGTGGATGCGATCTGCGGCGCGAGTCCTTGAACGAACCGTGCGAATCCCGTCTCCAGTTGCAACTTCAGCGTCGTGAAGTCGTCGTTTACCGCCTGCGCCGCCCGCGCCGTCTCCTCCGTCAGCACGACGCCCAACCGCTCCGCCTCGCGCGCCGCCGCCGGCAGTCCACCTTCGGAGAGATCGTTCAGCAACGGAATGATTTCCGCCGCTCGTCGGCCGAAAATCTGAAGCGCGAGCGCCGCCTTCTCCGGCGAGTCCTTCAACGCTCCGAACTTCGATGCCAGCAAGTCCAACCGTTCCGCCGCGTCGAGCCCGCGCAGATCCTCCACGCTCACCCCGATCTGCTCGAACGCAGCCACGACGTCCTTCGATCCTGACTGGAACAGCCCGACCTGCTTGTTGAAGATCGTCAGCGTCGCCGTCAACGCCTCCATCGGCACGTTGGCCTTCTCGGACACCAAGCGGAGCGCCGACAGGTTCTCGACGCTCGCGCCGACGCTCTGTCCCATCTTCCCGAGTTTGTCCGCCGCCTCCGACGCCTGCCGCGTCAACGCGATCAGCGCCCCCACTCCGACCGCTGCGCCGAGTTGGAGAATCAGCCCCTTCGCTCCAGCCAGCGCGCTGTTCAGCCCGAGAAACGAACGCGTCGCGCCACCCGCCGACTTCCCCGACTCCGACTGAATGCGTCGAAGGGCGTTGACGACTTCCGTCACGCCCTCCGCCGTCAATCGAACGCGAACGTCAGGAGTTGCCATTCCTCAGGATCTCCGGAACCGCCGGTGGGTCCTTCTTCTTCTTGCGCGCGGGGGCGAGCACCGCCCACGTCAGGAGATCGAATCGGTACTGCTCAACCGCCCGCTGTCTCAACCGCTCTTCGCACGCCAACAGCGCCTCGCGAATGGGCCACCGGAACGCGCGCTCGGCGAGCTCGTAATCTCCGCCGCCGATCAGGCGGCAGATTTCTCCCCACTCGCCGAACCTGCTGTCGTCGTTCCGCTCTTTCCGGACCCGTCCACCTTTTCGGAAGATCCTTCCGAAGTCAGCCAGTAGGCGAGCCCGCTGACGAAAAACTCCATCACGCAACTGAGCAGTTCGAGATTGGCCGTCCGCTTCTCCTCCGGATTCGTCAGCCCTGCCATCTCGTCAGCCGTCCGCTGCGCCATTTCGCGCGTCCACTTCTCTTCATCGCTCGGCATGAGCAGCCCGCCAAGCACCGAAAACGCCTTCCCGCTCGCCATGAGGTCCCCGAGGATCCTCCCCCCGAAGTCCTCGTGCGACTCGCCGGGCCGAAGCATCCACTCTCCGGACCCGGCGTGCCGCAGATGCCCCGCGAGCCAATGATCGTGTTCTAACGTGCTCACCCCGACGCGCTTGTACCATCGCCCGCCGAGTTGAATCGTTTCAGCACCCACCCGGACCTCCTCTTTTACGACAGCTTGTAGGCGCGGAAGAACGGATTCGCCCCGTGGGCGATCGTGTCCGCCAGCACCTTCCCCTTGATCGTGAACGACGCGTAGTCATCGCCGATGAATGGGATGATGCCGTCCGGCGACAGCGACGCCTTCCACACCTCGATCTCCCACACCGGCCCCGTCGCGGGCTTGCCCACGAACCGAACGAAACCTTCGATGAAGTTCGAGATCCCGCCCTGTACCGTCGGAAGCGCGCCCGCCGCGAACGTCGCGTAGGTGTAGTCGATTTCCAGCGCCGCCGCGTCCGCGATCGCTCCCGCCGTGACGATGAAGATGCGCCCACGCGTGGCGTCGATGATGTAGTCCGTGTTGTTGACGTACGTCGGCGACCCCGCCGGTCCCGTCACCGCGACCGCCGAGATGCTTCGCCTCGGCGTCGCTCCTCCGACTTGGAGCCAATGCCCCTTCTTGACGCTTGTCGTCGGCGGCACCTCGTTCGCCACCACCGCACCCGTCACGATGTAGTCCTCGCGGTCCCCCATGAAGGCCAACGCAAGGTTGTACTCGTCGAACTCGTCCAAGATGATGTTGATGTTCGGCGTCCGCCGGACGTTGACGGACTTGATCAGCGGCGCCGACGCCTCCGCCGCCGAGTACTTGTCCCGCACCTCATCCTCGACGCCGATCTCGAACGTCTGGCACGTCCCGAGAAACCGTTCGCCCGTCTTGATCCCGCTCGCGTTGAAGCGATCGAAGAAGCACTCCCCTCGCCCGAGCAGGACGTTGTTCGCATTGACGACATTGCTAGGCATCGCGTTCGCCCTCCTATGTCTTCACTGTCGGATCGTGCGCGAGATGCTGATACGACACGGTGAACTCCGTCTTGAGCAGCACCGTCGGGTACTCCCCGTCCTTGCCGTAGTCGTATTCTCCCTCGCCTTCCACCACGTCATGCGCCACCCCGCCGAGCGCCACCCCGAACGCCTGCGGCACCAGCGCCTTAACCGCCCACTCATAGATCGCGTCCACTACCGTGTCCGGCCGCGTCGCATCCGTTCCGACCGCGCGCATCTCGATTGCCACCGTCAGTTGCGCCCTGACGATCGGACCTGACGGCCTGCCGATCTCCTCCGGGACATTCCTCACCGGGTACACCAGCGCGGACATCAGCGTGGGACTCTGCGGAATCGCAGCCCTGCGCGTCCGCTCCAACTGCGGAACCCCGCCCGGCGTCCCCGTGTTCCACGTCGTCACCACCGCCGCGATTACCTGTTCACGAACCGTCATCCTAGAGGACCCTCACCGCGACGATGCGCGTCGTTCCGCCGTCCAATCCCTCGACAAGGACGTGCGCCGCCTTCATCGCCACGCCGTCCACCGTCATCGCGACCGCCACCGCCAACGCCGGAAACGTCCCGGTCTTGCACGTCACCACCACCGCCTTGCCGATCAGGTACGCCCACTCGCCCGTCAGCGGCTCTTAGTCCGCTTAGTCTCGCAGACACTTCGCCGTGACCGCACCAATGGTGACGGGGACGCCAAACCGATCCAGCGCTGGCTGGAGGTAGGCGTCCCCGTACACCGGCATGGATCAGCCTCAGGCGTTGTACTTCTTGAAGCCGATGAGCGTCACGCCGATCAGAATCGGACCGGTCGTCACCGTGGCCCCATACTTCAGGAACCGTCGGATTGAACGAACGTCCACGGGAATCTGGCGTACCTGATTCGCCGTCGTGACGTCCGCCGCCGTCGCGCCCGCGATGTCCACGTACGTGCCGGCCACCGTGTCGCAGTCCAGCAATCGAACCAGCGACATGGAACCCGTGACCGCGCCCGTCGTCACCACCGCCTGCACCACGCCTTCGTAGCCCTGAAGATCCACCCCCGTCGTACTCAGGAACGCTCCCGCGCCCTGCGACACCGACGGATGGATCACCGCCGGGGTGATCCTCACCAACCCAACCGTGGTATCCATGTATCGCTCCTTCTTCGTTTCAGTCCCGTCGCCGGAACGGTTTGTTACCGCGTACGTCGCGCACTCGTGGCCGCTTCGCCCTCCGGCCCCTTCGCCTCCTCAACTTCCGGAGCGGGCCCCTCGACGATCTCCACGACGCGCTGCAACCGCACTTCGATGGCAGCCTGCGCCGCCGTCTCGAACGTCACTTCGTCGCCGGGGTACACGTCCCGGCCCGGCGCGATGCAGAACCCACTGACCACCTTGAACCGCTTCATCGCTGCCTCCCGAATGATAGGCGCGCTGGACCGCGCGCGCCCTCAGTGATTAGACGATCGTCGCGCCCGTCGCCTTGGAGAACGATTCCCCGTGGCGCAGGATCAGATCGGCCATCTGGAACGACGTCACTTCGATGATGCCGCGCTTCTTCAGCCGGTACGGGTCCACGACGATCTCCGTCGAGTTGAACAACCCGAACACGACCTCCGACCAGTTCCCGAAGATCAGGCCATGCGACGTCCCGCCCGCCTCCTCCGAACCGTTCATCGTCGTGGCCAACTGCGTGGTCGAGGACGCCGGGTAGTTCGCCATGACGCCTTCCTCGAACGGCCCCTTCCAGATCATGTCGGAGCCAGCCGCCGAAGCCACCAGCGTCTGCATCATCTTCCCCGCCATGCCCGGCGTCGTGATCCACCCGAGCGCGCCGCGAATCGCGTTCGCCACGGCGACCTGCGTCTCCATGTCGATCAGCTTGCCGAACGTCGGGACACCACCCATCGCCGTCGCGGACACGCCCGGCGCGAAGTAGATGCCCATCGGCTGACCCGCCGCGCCGATCCCGTGCATCGCGGCTCGGTCGATCGCGCGCGAATGCGCCTCCGCGAACTCCTGACGTGCCATCGCTTCGATCTCCAGCGACGACTGCAACAGAAGCTGTCGCGTGTAGCCCGTCGTGGACTGGAGAGTCTTCTGCGCCATCGTCACGATGGCCAGCAACAGATCCGACTCCGCCACGTCCGCCGCCGGGTTCTCACCCACCCACGACACGGTGACGCCACCGGACTGCTTCACGAATCCGACCGGGCCCGTGAGCCCCGTCAGCACCCGCCCGCCGCGCCGGAGAACCATCGTCGCCGAGCGGAGCAGTTCGATGAACTCCCCCGGCGTGTCGAAGATGGTCTCTGCGCCCTTCGTCGGGACGTTCGTCGCGAGGGTCCTCGCGTGGATGGCCTGCATGCGCTCTTCGCGCGTGCGCAGATCCATCGGAATCAGGATGCCCCCGCGCCGCTCCACGCCCTCGGGCAGCCCGCGCAGCAACTCGCGATGGACCTCGGCCTCCAGCCCGTCGAACTTGAACCGGCCGAACTCGTCCGGATCGCTTCCCTTCTCGCGCGCCGTGATACCAGCGCCGAGACGGACCGCGCGAATCAGCGACCATTCCTTCCGGTCCTTCGCCGACATGCCGTCGAGCGTTTCCGACGGAGGCTGCGCCAAGCCCTTCGTCTCGCGCAGGAGGAGGATCTTCCGCGTCGCGACCACCACGCTGTCGCCCGCGTCCACCATCTCCTCCGCCCGCTCGGCCGGGAGATCGTTCATCTTCACGAGCGCCCGAATCGTCTCGCGACGCTCCTTCTCTTCCGCGCGAATCGCCTTCCGCTCCCCCTCCACGTCGAGGACCTGAACGGTCGCCCGCTCCGTCGCCGCCGGTCGCGGATCGCTCTCCGGCACTTCGATGAGCGCGCCCTTCTCGTCTCGAACCTTCTTCATCGTCATCGCTCGCTCCTCCTCGGGCTCCTCGCCCTCCGTTTCGACGGGCGGGTATCCGCTCCGTACGCTTCTGTCTTTGCCCACGTCGTCATCCGCCGGCACACCGACCAACGACAACTCCACCGGCTCCCATAGCGTCACGCGCCACAGGTCGCCCTTGTCTTTGTCCTCCTCGACCAGCCGCGCCCGCTTCGGGATGTACCCCACGCTGATGTTCGTACGCGTGTCATCCTCCATATCGAGCGCCGCGTCCTTCCCGCGCGCCGTCCGTGACGTCCGAACCGTCGCCCGGCCCTTCTTGTCCTTGTCGATGTTCGCCGCCTCGATCACGCCGATGGGAGCGCCCCGGTGCTCCTCCAGCATGTTCGCGCGCCCCGACTCGAAGCGAGCCATCTGCACCTCGCCCGCTTCGTGCCCGAGAACTTCACGCCAGTTCCCGAACCAGCCGTAGCGGACCACTTCCTTTTCGCTGCTGAAGGCGACCTCGAAGCGCTTCGCCTCGTCGTCACCCTCCGCGCGCGCCGCGACCGCCGCGAGGCCGTCAACGGGCATGAACCGGATGCCGTTGCCACCCGGAAACTGCTTCTTCTTCATCTGCGCCGCCTCCGTTCTGCCAACGCCGCAGCGACCACCGCCGCCCGGCTCTTGCCGTTTTCCTTCGCTTCCACCTCTTCGTCCTCTTCGTCCTCTTCGTCCTCATCGGACGCGAGGGCCGTAGGCTTCGGCGTCCCGGTGATCTTCACCTTGTGCTCCTTGGCGATTTCAGCCTCATCCTCCAGTTCCTCGATCACGTCCTCCGGATCGAGGCCCTGTTCCGCCAGCACGCGCGTTCGCGACGTCAACCCCCAACTGATCCCCATCACCGCCGCCTGCGTGTCCTTCAGCGGGTCCACCGCCTGCCACCCGCGTGGGCACCACTTCACCGCGAGGAAGCGGCTGAACTCGCGCGCGTCGAGCACAAGGATCCCGCGCGTCAACGCCGACACCAACCACTCGCGGAATACGCGCTGCATGAACTGCCGAATCCACCACTGCTGCAACTTCTTCCACGTCTCCCGCTCGATCGCCATGCCCGACCGCATCGAAGAGTAGTTGACGCCCTCCAAGTCCGACGCCAGCGCGTTGTAGCTCACGCCGAGGGTCGTTGCGATCTTCCGGAGATTCCCCTTTACGAACGCCGAAAACTGCGACGTCGGATGATCCGGCGACCATTCCTTGAACTCCCACCCGATCGGCAACTGCTCCAACGTCCCCGGATTCGCGTTCATTTCGATCGGCTCGTTCGCCGCCTGCGGACCGAACTCCGAAGCGTTCTCCGGCTGGCTCGCTTGGAAGAAGCCCATCTTGGCCGCTGACACGCGCGCCGCGACCAACTCCGACTCCTCGTATCCGTCCAGCATCTTGAGCGAGATCATCGCCGGGCCGAGCCACGTCACCCCGCGCGTCTGATTGACCCGACGTCCCCGCATCGTGTGGATGATGTCGCTCGCCGGGATCGTGTACGAACCCTCGCCCGCGCCGCTGAACAACGATCCGTAGCCCGTGCGCGCGTGGTAGCGAATGGGCTTGCCGAACCGGTTGACCTCCACCCCCATGCGGATCTCGGGCTCGCCGTCCACCGCGCGTCGTGTCAGCTTCTCGTCGATCAGATCCGCGTCCACGCCCTCGAACCCCACACCGTCCGGGAACTCGTCACCCCTCCAGATCCGGGTGAACGCCTCGCCGTCGTTCGACGTCGTGGTGAGCGCCATCGACGCGTATTCGTGGAGGTTCATCTTCCCGTCCACCGTGACCGGGTTCTCCGCGTAACGCTTCCACGCCTCTTCGATCTTCTTGTTGATCCCCCGGTTCAGGTCGCCGTCATTGTCGCGGACCTTCGACTCCAGCCCGATTCCGTTCGGGCCGATCACGTTCACGTCGAGGAGGTTCAGATAGGACGCGACGTAGCCATTGGTCCGGTGCAGTTCCCGCGCCCGCGCGCGCAGCGTCTTTGCACTCCCGCGCACTTCGTCGTCGGGACTCATGCACGCCGCGACCCAATCGAGGATCAGCCGGGTGAGATCGGAGCCTTTTGACTCCGCCGGAAACTCCGTCGCGGGCCACGGCCCCAGCAACTCACGCCACGCGCGCGCGATCCGGACCTTCAGCGGGCGACGCATTACAGCTTGTGCCCCGTGCCCGTGAACTTCATGACGACTTCACGGGAGAAGGTTCCGCCCGCTCGGATCGAACGCAGTTGCCCCTGAAGCATGTTCCGGTATCCGAACAACTCCCGGATCGGGATCAGGTTCACCGATCGTCCGCCGATCTGGAACGCCTCTGCGTCCCCACCGTCCACCATGCGTCCCGCGATGCGCGCCTCGATCAACTCCAGCACCTTCTCGGCCCACTGCTGGAACTCCGCCCCCGTACCCGCCTCTAGGTTCGGCGTCACCGTCACCATGCCGCGCGCCGTTTCGTACACCTCGCCAGCGAGCAACGCCTTCTCGCTCCACTGGTAGACACCGAACGTCAGATCGTCCGTTCCCGGAGCCGCCACCGCAGGGATGGTGATCAGATGCGCGTCCCCGCTCGGGGTCGAGGTGAAGGTGAAGAGCGTCTTGCCCGCAAGGGTCAACTTCAGCGACCAACCGGCCGACGCGGGGAAGTCGGCGAGCGATCGCTTCAGCTTCAGCGTCGTTCCCGACATGAACTCAGTCGGCATTGCGGTCAGCGGGTCAGTGATAGCCATCGCGCCCCGACCATAAGGCCGGAGCGCGGATCGAGGCTATTCGTTTTTTAGGCGGACTCTCCCCCGCTCATCTCACCATCGAACCGCCAGCGACAACGGCACCAGCGCCAACTTCAACCCGATCCGGAGATCCCGAATCGCCGCCGGAGGCGTCGTGTCCGGAGGCTCCAGCGTCGTCACCGTCACGATGTTCGAGACACCCGACCAGTTGGGCACTTCATCCGCCGTCTTGATCGCAAAGTGGTACGTCGTCAGCGGCTGAAGTCCCGCGACCACCACCGAATCCCGC